TAGTGGGTTATACATTGGCACTGAAATGGACTTATATACAGAAATCGAACCAATGATGTGGGCTTTTATAAGTGGAGTTGAAGAAGATAAGATTGTTCATGGAAATTTGACTGATGAAGAGGATGAAAGGGTTCAGAAAGCGATTGAAATCCTTCAAGATACTAAATTGTTTCTCGAAGATGAACCTAACTTCGATTTAACTTATCTGTGGCATGTCGTTGAAGAATATAAAGTTAAACACGATATCTACGCTGTAGCATTAGATTACATAGAATTAACTAGTTCTCTTATGGCTGAATACTCAAAAGACACAAAAGGTATGGCTACAAGAGAAGATCAAGTGTTACTCAATTTATCTACTGGACTTAAAAACATAGCGAAGAAATTAGATGTGTGGGTCTTAGGTTTCACGCAGACAACAGATGAAGCACGTAGAGATGAAGTGCGTGACCAAAGGGCTGTTAAAGGCGCAAGATCTTTGCCAAATAAGGTTGACGTAGGTATGGTTACTTTCGAGCCTACAAAAAAAGAATTAGAGAAGTTGGAGCCAGTTATTGCAAAACAAAAAGGGATATTGAAAAATAAATATCCAAATGTTTGTTATTCCATCTATAAAAATCGAGGTGGGAAAATTAAAAAAGTTAAAGTTTGGGGTTATCAAAATCTAGGGAACATGGAGTACATTGATATGTTCTGTACCAATGACAATTATGAGCAAATCAATATAGACAAAACAAAAATACGAGTGGTTGATGATATGATTACCACCTCTTAAATGGAGGTGACTTTTGTTGATTGAAGCAGAAGACATCCTAAAATTAATTACAACTGAAGATGTAATTGATATATTAACTGATTTAGGCAGCGACTATCCGAGATCAGATAAGCAAGGCAATCTATACTTCACCACAATCTGCCACTGTGGAGACAGTAGGAAACTTGAGTATTTTACTGATAGCAAGTTTTTTCAATGCTATACGAATTGTGGCTCAATGAGCGTGTTCGATTTATTGATGAATGTCAATCACTGGACATTTGTTGAAGCACTAAACTACTTAGCAAAGTATAAAGGCATTAATCCAAATAAGAAGAAAATTGGACTCCAAGAAAAGAAATATCATAATGAAGACTTTGAGTTCTTAGATAAACACTTATACATACCGAAGAAACATGAGTTAGTAGAGTTACCCACGTTCAACAAAGATATTTTGAGATTATTCGATGATTACTATCCTGATGTTTGGGAAGAGGAGGGGATAAGCGAAGAGATAGCAAGGTATTTTGGGATTAAATTTTACTTTAATCAATACAAAGCAATTATTCCTCATCTTGATATCAATGGCAATCTTATTGGTATACGCAGCAGAAATTTCTTTCAGCATGAAGTTGATTCCGGTAAAAAGTATATGCCTATTACCATTCAGGGATTGACGTATAGATACCCAACAAACTTTAATATTTATGGCTTGGGTGAGAATAAAAATAACATACGTAAATTTAAAAAGGTTGTATTGTTCGAGAGTGAGAAGTCCGTGTGGAAATATGGATGTTTCTATGCTCAAGAAAACAACATTGCGGTTGCAAGTTTGGGGATGACATTATCTTTGTATCAACGTGACTTATTGTTGAATCAAGGTATTGAAGAATTAATTATATGCTACGACAAGCAGTATCTCGTTGAATATCTTGATGATAAAGACTCAAAAGAGTATAAGGAGTTTGTTAAATACATACGAAATTTAATTAAGATAACTAAAATGTTCATCAACTATTGTAATGTTTCATTGGTCTTATGTTGGGACAATTTAATTGATTACAAGTCAGCTCCAATAGATCATGGAAAAGACATATTTGAGCAGTTGTTAAAGGATAGATATTTAGTCTCTGACATTACAGAACTGGAGGAGTTAATTGAATGAAATATAAATCGTTATATAAAGGATATGATTTTCTTAAGGAAGATGATTTACTTACCTCTCTATTGCAGCATAGAGGGGTTGAAGACCCTGATAAACTATTAAATCTAGATGAATCTTGTGTATTTGATGGAATGTTAATGAAAAATATGAGGACAGGATTGGAACTTTTACATAAACACATTAATAACAAAAGTAAAATTCACGTTCAAGTGGACAGTGATACAGATGGTAATACCAGTGCAGCCTCAATCATTCAATATATTAAGAAAGTTGATCCAACAACTCAAATTACATATTCATTGCATACAGGGAAAGAACATGGAATCATTATGAATAGGCTGGAAGGATTCGAAATTGATTTGTTAATTGTACCGGATGCTGGGACTAATGATGTGAGAGAAAGTAAGTTGCTTAAGGAAAAAGGAATAGATATTTTAATCCTTGACCACCATGAAATTGAACGTACAAACAATCATGCCATAGTAATCAATTGTAAGGATGGAGAATATCCAAATGGAACTCTGTCGGGGGCTGGTGTGGTCTATAAATATTGCAAGGAATATGATAAGGCTTATGGCTATAATTACGCAGATGATTTACTTGATTTAGTGGCACTAGGAAATATTGCAGACTCTATGGACTTACGTAATCCTGAAACAAGATACATTGTGTTGAAAGGGATAAATGTATTTGGAGGACACAATCTATTTCTCCGAGAAATTGTTAAGAAGAATGAATATCAAATTGGTGATAAGGTTAATATCACTAAAATTGGATGGAATGTAGCTCCATACATCAATGCTACAATTCGTAGTGGGACAGACGAAGAGAAGTTAGATACTTTTCGTGCATTATTGGGAGAAGTTGAGGAGAAAGAATACACCCCACGAAAGTCTAAAAACAACCCAGACCCTATTCCACAAAAGCAAACGCTGCAAGAATTTATGGCTAGAGTAGTAACCAATATTAAAGCAAGACAAGATAACATTGTTAAAAAAGGTGTTGCTGTAATAAATGAAAAGATAACAGAAATGGGATTGGATGATAATAAACTCTTAATGGTTGACGTTACAGAAGTATTAGGAAATACATATACCGGATTGGTAGCAAATAAACTAGCCACTCAATATAAACGTCCAGTTATTTTGTTAAGACAAAGAGATGATGATACATATGGTGGAAGTTGTAGGAATTATAGATTATCTCCAATTGTTGACTTTAGGGCTTTTCTTCAGGAGTTGGGGACATTTAATCAGTTGTCAGGACATAGCAATGCGTTTGGGTTTAACATACATATTGATCAACTTGTACCAACTAGAGATAAATCAAATGAATTGTTAAAAGATATGGTTATTGAAGATGTATATAAAGTGGATTATGAAATTCCAGTGGGTAGATTAAAGAAGAAGCACATTAAACAAGTTGGTGAATGGGAAGACATTTGGGGTAATATGTTAGATGAACCTTTGTTTGCAATCACCGACATTGTAATTCCAATTACAGAAATTGAATTAAAAGGTGAAAAGAAGAATATGATTCGGTTTGTATCAAAGGATATCACCTTTATAAAGAGATTCACCAATGAAGAAGAGTATAACCGGATGATATTGAAGCAAGCCAAGGGATTGAGTAAGAAACGTATTGGCGAAGTGAAGATTGATGTGGTGGGTAAGTTCAAGTTGAATAGTTATAACGACTCTATTTATCCACAAATCGAAATCGTAGATTTTAACAGTGTAGAAAATAGTAGATTTTTGTTTTAATACAGATATAAAAATAAATGTTGTAAAAAATAACTATTTAAAATATAATAAAGATATCAGGGGCTTAATATAGGATCAAAGAAACCGACAACTTTAGTGAACCTGACATACAAATAAAGAGTTCACAGAAGGGGTGAAAAATGATGATTAAAAAGATTTTCACAGACCATCTCCCCAAGGTGGAAGAGGGCTTGGGGAGAAGAGGGATCGACTGGAAAAATAGCATGGGAAACAAAATTGATTTTATATATAAAGATATTAAGGGACATTTTGAGATTGTAGATTACATATCAGACAAAAAATTGCTGAAAATTAAATACAACAATAACTTAGAGGATATTTACACCTCTAATCTTATTGCTTGTA